GCTACACAAGTTGAATTAGCAAAGCATTTGGGCATGACTCCCCAATCAGTATCGGAACTAGTAAAAAATGGAGTGTTCACCATCAAGCAAGGCAGGTCTCCAGTTGATATAGATGTCTGTAGAATTGAATATATTAACCACCTAAGAAAGAACGCAAATCATTTTAAGAAAAGTGGCTCAAGTGGGGATATGGTTGAGGAATCTACTAGGCTGAAGAAGTTTCAAGCAGATAAGGCGGAATTAGAAGTTAATCAATTAGAGGCTAAATTAATTCCAGCAGAACTGGTCAAAAACACATGGAATGATTTTGTTGCAAATGCTAAGGCTAAACTCCTAAACATACCAACAAACCTTGCTCATCAGGTTTTGGCTATGGAGAATTTTAGTGAAGCAGAGGATTTAATTAAAAAAAGCATTTATGAAGCGTTAGAGGAGCTATCTGGAGATGGATTACCAAAAGAATATGCAGAGCGTACTAAAACAAGTACAGAGTCTGTGGAAACCACCAACTGAGTTAAAGATATCAGAATGGGCTGACGAGTACAGGTATCTATCACCTGAATCTTCTGCTGTGAGTGGTAAATATAGAACTGACTATGCACCTTACCAAAAAGAAATCATGGATGTGTTTAATGACCCTAAGATTGAGAGAATTGTCTGGATGAAAAGTGCACAAGTTGGTGCAACAGAAATTCTAAACAATGTTGTTGGCTATTACATACATATGCAGCCATCTCCGATATTAATAATGCAGCCGACCTTGCAGATGGCTCAGGCATACAGTAAAGAAAAACTGGCAAATATGCTAAGAGACACTCCAGTTTTAAGAGCAAAGATTAACGAACCAAAATCAAAAGATAGTTCTAACACAGTTCTATCTAAAAAGTTTGAAGGTGGAACTACCCTAAACATGGTTGGAAGTAACTCTGCCGCATCAGTCGCTAGTAGGGCAGTAAGAATCCTTTGCATAGATGAGGTGGACAGGATGGAGGCTAGTGTTGGAAGTGAAGGAGACCCAGTTCTTTTGGCATCAAAGAGAACCCAAACTTTTTTTAATCGTAAGATTTATCTGTGCAGCACACCAACAGTCAAAGGCATTTCTAGGATTGAAGCTGCTTTTGAGGAAAGTGATCAGCGTTACTACTATGTGCCATGCCCAGAGTGCGACCATATGCAAACATTAAAATGGTCAAATGTTGTTTGGGAAGAAAATCAACCAGAGACAGCAATCTATACTTGCGAGAATGGATGCATCATCAATGAGTCTAAAAAGCACTGGATGCTCAAGAATGGACATTGGAAAGCAACAAAGGAAACAAAAAAGACAGCAGGATTTCATCTCAACGAGCTTTATTCTGTTTTTAGTTCATGGGGCTTAATGGCTGAAAATTTCTTGGAAGCCAAGAAGCAACCAGAGATGTTGAAAACATTTATAAACACATCTCTTGCTGAGACTTGGCAACCAGAACCTGAAGAGGCTGTAGAAGCAGAAGGCTTAATGGCAAAAAGAGAAAGCTATGATCTTGAATCTATTCCAGATGAAGCTCTTGTTTTAACTTGCGGCATTGATATCCGGAAAAATCGTATTGAGTGTCAGGTTGTTGCTTTTTCTCACGATTATGAAATGTGGGTAGTAGATTACAAAATTATCTATGGCAGCACAGGACAGATGAATGTATGGAATGATCTGGAGAAATACCTACAAACTAAATTTAAAACACACTCAGGAAGGAATTTGACCATTGCTTGCACAACCATTGATTCAGGATTCCAGACACAAATGGTTTATGCTTTTACTAAAAACAAAAAAGGCAGGAGAATATTTGCAATCAAAGGTCAATCGCAAAGCGGAAAGTCAGTTGTTGGGAAACCAACTAAAGTAGGAAAAGAAAACAATACCCTTTACCCAGTTGGAAGTGACACTGCCAAAGAAGTTATCTACTCAAGACTTGCATCCGAGTATGGATATTCTACTTTGCACTTTCCATCAACAGTGGATGAGGAATATTTCAAACAACTTACAGCCGAGCAAAGATTTGTTAAATATGTCAAAGGCAGAAAGACTTTGCATTGGAAGCAGGTTAGAGAGAGGAATGAGGCTCTTGATACAATTTGTTATGCATTGGCTGCTGCATACATACTAAATCCAAACTTCGATCTAATAGAACAAAGATTATTAACTGGCAATGTAACAGACCCAGACCCAAACAGAGTAAACAACAAAAGTAACAGCATTAACAGGCAACCAAAGGGCAATTTTGCAACTTCTTGGAAATAATATAATTTAAGCTAAATTATTGACATTATCGCAATGCACCATAGGGTTAGATGTAGATATATCTGAAACATTTATGAGGTTTTTGCTTGAGCAATCAATTTGATTCAACAAATTATCCAAGTCAAGTTCCCACTGAATTGCAGTTGGGAGATTTTTGGGCGTGGAAAAGAGATGACCTATCCTCAGATTACCCAGTGGCTAGCTATTCGCTATCCTATGAGTTTAATCTGATTGATGGTGCTACAGTCTCTAATTTTACTTTGACTGCTAGCGAGTCCAATAATGATTACATTATTGAAGCAACAAGCACAGGCTCATATACCAAAGGTAATTACAACTGGGTTTCATATATAACCAGAACTTCTGACTCAGCAAGAGTTAAATTAGAAGAAGGTTTTGTAGAGGTTCAAGATAATTATGCAACTACCTCTGCTTCTGTTAGAAGCCATGCAAAAATAGTTTTAGATGCAATTGAAGCTGTTATAGAAAATAGAGCCACAATGGATCAGAGTTCTATGTCTATTGCAGGAAGGTCTTTATCAAGACTGTCCATTGATGAGTTGTTAACTTTTAGAGCTAGATACAGGGCTGAATATCTTAAAGAAGTTAAACAATTAAGAATTAAAAACAAAAGAGGCTCAGGAAACACAATCAAAGTAAACTTTGGTCGTGTGACTGGCACAACACCTAAGAGTTTCACATAATGGCTTGGTATAACAGAATATGGGGTGACAATAATCCCAAAAAGCAAAAAAGAAAGGCTTATCAAAGAAGTTACACTGGAGCGAACACTGGAAGGTTGTTTGCAGACTTTGTAACGACCTCTACAAGTGCTGATGCTGAAATAAAAGATAATATAAGAATCCTAAGAGATAGGGCAAGAGAGTTAGCTAGGAACGATGGCTATATTGCGAGATACCTGAACCTGATGGTGTCTAATGTTATCGGAAAGCATGGCATAAGAGTTAGCTCTAAGGCAAGGAACGATGATGGTTCTCTTGATCTTGGGGCTAACCTGCTCATTGAAAGGGCTTGGAAGGAATGGTCTGAGCTTGGAAGCTGCACCACTAACGGAAGGCTGTCTTTTTTAGATTGTCAAAAAATATTTATAGAGTCTTTGGCTAGAGATGGAGAAGTTTTAATTAGAAAAGTTAAAGAACCTAACTCTCCGTTTGGATTTGAATTGCAATTCCTAGAATCAGATCATTTAGATGAAAATAAGAACGACATTTACAAGCCTACTGGCAACAAAATTAAAATGGGTGTTGAGGTCAACAAGAATGACAAGCCTATTGCCTATCACCTCTACAAGAACCATCCTTATGACAGAACTTATTTAAATCAAAATGAGCACATTAGAGTTCCTGCTGATGAGATTATTCACGCTTACCTGCCAAGCAGAGCTGAGCAAACAAGAGGCGTATCTTTTATTGCAACTGCTATGGCAAATGTAAAAGTTTTCAATGGCTATGTTGAAGCCGAGATAGTAGCAGCAAGAGTTGGGGCATCTAAAATGGGCTTCTTCACTTCACCAGATGGCGATGGTTATGTTGGTGATGGTGAGTATGAAGATACATTCAACCCAACCATGAACGCTCAAGCAGGGGTCTTTGAGCAGCTTCCAGCAGGCATGGACTTTAAAGCCTTTGACCCAACACATCCAACCTCAGCGTTTGAATCATTTACTACCACTGTTTTAAGAGGTATCGCATCAGGTTTAAATATTTCTTATCACTCCTTGTCTAATGATTTAACTTCTGTTAATTACTCATCTATCAGACAGGGTGCTTTAGAAGATCGAAGTATGTACCAGATATATCAACAATTCGTTATTGAGCATTTTATAAACCCAGTATTTCAATCATGGTTAGAAATGGCTGTTTCCACAGGCTACATTAATCTTCCGATGGGAAAGATTGATAAGTTTGCTAGATCAGTGAATTACATACCAAGATCATTTGCATGGATTGACCCACTAAAAGAAATGCAAGCCAATGTTATTGGTTTACAAAATGGAACAATGACCTATTCTGATATTAGTGCAGCCTATGGCAGAGACACAGAAGAATTATTTGAGCAGCATCAAAAAGAAATTGAGCTAGCAAAACAATACAATATTGAATTAGCCTATCAACCATTTGGCTCTAAACTTCCTGTTGAAGCGAAGATACAGGGCGGAGATGACGAATAATGGCTAGACCTACTGATAGCATGAAAGCAGAAGCTCAAAGAGGCTTAGACTGGCGTGAAGAATTTGGTCGAGGTGGCACTAGAATAGGTGCTGTTAGAGCAAGGCAGATAGTTTCTGGCGAGAATTTATCAGATGAGACTATTAAAAGAATGTATAGTTTCTTTTCTAGGCATGAGGTTGACAAACAAGCAGAAGGCTTTAGTGCTGGCGAAGATGGTTACCCTAGCAATGGAAGAATAGCATGGGCATTATGGGGTGGGGATGCAGGATTTAGTTGGTCAAAAAAATTGGTAGAAAAAATGAAAAAAGAAGATGAGAGACAAACAAGTTTTGATTCATTAGAATCAGAAGGACATCCAGTAGAAAATACTGAGGAGAAAACTATGTTAAAAGAAGATAGACATATCCTCAGCGTTTCTGAAACTGATAACTCTGTTATCGTTGAGTTTGAGAAGCATGAGGATGTAGAAAAAGAAGGTGAAGAATTAGAAATGACTGACGAAGTTTCTATGATTGATCAACAAGAGGAAGAAAGAAAGGTTTTAGAGATGCCTATGAGATATAGGACTGTCGATCTTTCCAGAGCGTCTCATATTGATGACGAAAATCGTAGAGTCAGAGTTGGGGTTTCTTCTGAAGAACCTGTTGAAAGAAGTTTTGGCATGGAAGTGCTGGGACATTCTGAAGGTGATATAAACATGGAGTTTATAGCATCTGGAAGAGCACCATTGCTGCTTGATCACGATATGACTAAGCAAATTGGTGTAATTGAAGAATTCAGATTGGATGAGACTGCTAAAAGGACAATAGCAGTGGTTAGATTTGGTAAATCTGCCCTAGCTCGTGAAATATTTGAAGATGTCAAAGATGGTATTCGCATGAATATATCTGTTGGCTATAGAATTGATAAACTGGAGCGATTCCAACGCAATGACGAGACTTTTTACAAGGCAAGTTGGACACCAATGGAAGTATCTTCCGTTTCTGTTCCTGCTGACCAATCAAGGCTTGTTGGAGTTGGGCGTTCTAAAGATAAACAAAATATAACTCAAAAAATAGAGGTAAAAACTATGGAAAATCAAGAAATTAATCTTGAAGAAGTTAGAACTCAAACTATTGACGAAGCAAAATCTGAATTCAGAAGAAATTCTAAAGAAATCATTGATTTAGCTGCTCGACACAATAAAAGAGATTTAGCGAACAAGGCGATTGCTGATGGTATCTCTGTTGAAGAATTTAGAGGCGTATTGCTAGAAAACATTTCTAACAACACTCCACTTGAAACTCCTTCAGAAATCGGCATGACAAAACAGGAAGTCAAAAGATTTAGCTTAATTAAAGCTATCAGAGCTTTGGCTAACCCTACAGACAGAAAAGCACAAAGAGATGCGGAATTTGAATTTGAATGTTCAGAAACTGCTGCTAGAGAGCAAGGTAAAACTGCTCAAGGCATTATGCTTCCTGCGGATGTACTAAGAAACTGGAAAAGAGACATGAACTCGTCTGATGATTCTACTCTTATTGCACAAGACTACAGAGGTGGCGATTTTATTGATGTATTGAGAAATCAATCTTCAGTAATGCAAGCTGGTGCGACTATGTTGCGTGGACTTCAAGGGAATGTCGTAATTCCTAAGAAAACTGCTGCTTCATCAGGTGCATGGATTGCAACTGAAGGGTCTGCTGCTACTGAAAGTGAATTCACTTCAGGTTCAGTAACAATGTCTCCTAAAGTTATCGGTGCTTTCACTGATGCAACTAGATTGTTATTACAACAATCTTCACTAGATGTTGAGAATCTAATCAGAGATGACCTAACACAAGCTCTTGCTCTTGCAATTGACTTAGGTGCTTTAGCTGGTTCTGGTTCAAGTGGACAGCCTACTGGTATTGCTAATACTTCTGGTATTAACTCAAGTACCTTTGCTGCTGCTAGCCCAACATTTATTGAAGTTGTTGCTATGGAAAGCCTCGTTGCTGCTGACAATGCCTTAATCGGTAACTTGTCATACATTTGTACTCCTGCTGACTATGGAACACTAAAAACTACTAGCAAGGACTCAGGTTCTGGTCAGTTTGTTGTGAATCCAGATGGTCTTATGAATGGATACAATGTAGTTAGAAGTAATCAAGTAACTTCAGGCGATTTTTACTTCGGTAATTTTGCTGACTTGTTAATTGGTCTTTATGGCTCGCTAGATATAACTGTAGACCCATACAGCTTGTCAAACACTGGTTCTGTAAGAATCGTTGCTTTGCAAACTTGTGATGTGGCTGTGAGACACGCTGTGTCTTTCTGTAAATCAAGCGACTAATAATTAGTAATGATGAAATGGAATGGTGGGGGAAACCCCACCACCTTAAATATGAAAAAATTTTTAATTTTAAAAGATACTGTAGCTAATGGCATGAGAGTACATTCTGGGGATGTAGTTGAGATGGCAGAAAGCGAAGGATATTCTTTATGTGCTTATAATAAAGCAGAAATTTATGTTGAAAAGCCTAAAGCTGAAAAGGTTGAAAGAAGCGTAGGTTTAGAAACATCAGAAGTTCCAGCTCCAAAGAAAAGAGCTAAGAAGTAAATCATGCCCATCGAGAGTGCAGCAGATTTTAATTCCTACACCGATATACATACTGGTCATGGAGTTACTGCTACATTCTTCGAGGTGCAGCAATCCCTTTGGGATAGTAGAGTTGGAAAAATTGACACTTGGTTTGACATAGACTCAGGAAACTCAACCAATATTAGAATCATCATAGATCAAGAATATTTCAATATACAGGGTGGCTCTGTGCCTGTTGCTGGCTATCAGCCAAGAGCAATTATCAAAGCAACAGATGCTCCATATATATCCCAAGAAGATAAACTCATTGTAAACGCAATTACAACAAACAGAGGGAATGTTTTAAAGCCTGAAACTACATTTTTAGTTAAAGCGGTTGAGCCTGATAATACAGGCTTAGTTTCAGTGGTATTAGAGGAACAATAATGTCTCAATACAGAATGGAAACAGAGGAAGATATGCTTTCTTACTTAGACATAAATTATGGTCACGGAGTGTCTGCTGTTTATACAAACAATGGCTCTGACCTAACAATCAATATCATTCTTAATAATGAATATGTTGAACAAGAAGAAGGGATAGGCGTAGAAGCATTAA